AATTGGGGTTTTAGAGATGTGCGTAGATCAATGATTACATTACCTAATGGCAAAACATTTAAAAGTCCGCTTACAAGATTACAATATATAAAAGAAGTTTATAAAAGTTTAAAACCTGCCGCAAAAAGTATTTATGGAACAGGAACAGAATTAACAAGACATATGGAAAAAAATGGATTTTTTATAGGAATAGAAGAAGGGTATAGAGGAGATGCAGGAATGGCTCGGTCAAGACTTGAATTAGATGAAGATAGTTTTGCATTAAAAAGATTTATTGATGAACAGTATATTCAAAAAGGAAAATTTGGAGAATTATATGATGGAACAATGGGTAAATATTTAATGCACTCTGGAAATATAGCACGAACATTAGAAAGAAGTCATAAAATTGCAGGATATAAAATATTAAAAGATCAAGTTGCTAAAGGTGAGTTAGATTTAACAGATGCAGAAATGATGTATATTGTACAAACGCAAATAGGATCTCCAAGTTTTTTAAGAACAGGAAAAGCAAACCCTGTATTAAATACTTTGCTTTTATTTTACAATGCAAATAAAGAAGGTTATAGAGGAGATTACGAAGCGTTTAAAAATGATCCTGCAGGAGTAGGTGGAAGATTTGCTGCATATAGTGCCGCTCCACAAATTTTAAAATTTTTAATAAGTATGGGTTTGTTAGGTGGTGGATTGGCGGCATATATGAACGCTATTCCAGATCACGATAGACATAATTTTAATATTATTCCTACAGGTATGCTTACACAAGATGGTAGACCTATATACATTAGAATTCCTATGGATTTTACATCACAATTAATATCATCAATAACTAATATAAGTTTAGAAACTGCATTTGATTTACATACAGCAAAAAATACAGGTGAAAAAATAAGAATGTTTTGGAAAGCATTTGATTCTGGATCACCTTTTCAAGTTACTCCTATTGCACCTGCAGTATTAGATACAATGAAATTAGTTTTTGGCGAAGATGCACGAAATTTTTTTGGTGGACCTATAATAAATGAAGATATTATGGCATTAGATATAGATGATTTAGAGTACAAAAAATTAAAAGAAATAATGAAATATAATTGGAATACATATGGACCTAGTTGGACATATAGATTTCAAACAAATGATAAAGCAGAAATATTAAAACAATATCAACAAATGACAGGTGTTCCTGTATTAGATCCGTTAATTAATAAATTTGTAAAAGTTGGTCCTAATCCTATTTTAGACACAGCAAGGGAATATGAAAAAATAGAAAACGATAGAGATAATGTAATGATTGTTGCAAGAAAAGATGCAATAAAAAAAATATTACAGGGAAAAACAGATTTAACACAAGAAGAAATAAATTCTATAGGATTAATGAAAGAAGATATAGTTGAAAACGCAGAATTTATAAGACAATTAGGAGATCTTGTTGGAGCGGATGAATTGTTAATAGAATATGTAGTAGGTGATAGAAGGCAACGAATAAATATATTAAGAGCAATGCATAAATATCGTACACAAAATCCAGAGTTTTACAAAAAATGGGAAGAAGCACGAAAAGGATTGTCTAAATTAACAAAATAAAGTAAAATATGTAAAATGACTATTACAACAACAACAATTAAAAACAGTTATTCTGGTGATGGTTCGCAAGATACATTTGCGTACACTTTTAAAATATCTGCAGATGCTGATATGCAGGTTATTATTAGATCATCTACTGGTTCAGAAACTGTAAAAACATTAACAACACATTATACAGTTACAAGTGCAGGTGCAGCTAGTGGTGGTAATGTAGTATTTACAACTGGCAATATACCTGCAGCTACAGAAACAGTTGTATTAAGAAGAAATACTACACAAACACAAACATTAGATTTAGTTGAAAATGATCCATTTACTGCGGATAGTGTTGAGGGAGCATTTGATAAAAACCTTGCAGCTATACAAGAATTACAAGAAGAAGTTAATCGTTCATTTAAAGTAAGTAGAACAAATACAATTAGTAGTTCAGAATTTACAGATAGTGCTACTTCAAGAGCAAGTAAAACATTAGGATTTGATTCATCTGGAGATTTAACAACAGTTGCTGATTTTTTACCTGCTGGTGGTGATAGTGCAATGTTTCAATATTCAACGACTACAACAGATTCTGATCCCGGAGATGGATATTTAAGATTAAATAATGCAACAATAGCGTCAGCAACTATAGCTTATATTGATGATAAAGAATATAACGGAACAGATGTATCAGCTTGGGTACAATCATTTGATGATGTATCTGGCAATGACACTAACAGAGGAAGAATAAGAATAAGTAAAGCTAATACTTTAGATACTTGGGCATCATTTAAAGTTACAGGAGCAGTAACAGATGCTACAGGATATACAAAAATAACATTAGTTCACATTGATAGTGCAGGAACATTTACTAATGATGATAAAGTATTTGTATCATTTGTAGCAAGTGGTGAAGATGGAGCAATTCCTGGATATTATTATAAATTTGCAACATCAACAACGGATAGTGATCCCGGAGGTGGATATTTAAGATTTAATAATGGTACTTATGCTTCAGCAACAGCAATCTACATTGATGATGCTGATGCAAATGGATCAACAACACAAGCTGACACAATTACTTGGGATGATAGCACATCAACAATTAAAGGATATTTACACATTGTAGATATTAACGACAGTTCAACATACGCAAGATTTTCTATAACTGGTAGTTCTACTGATGCTAGTGGTTATAATAAATTAGCGGTTACTCATTTAGTTTCAAATAATACTTTTTCAGCAGATGACGAATTGTCTGTTCATTTTACAAGAGTTGGTGATAAAGGTGATACAGGTAGTACAGGAAGCACAGGAGCAAGTGGAGTAGCAGGATTGGCTATGACTTGGAGCAGTTCAACTTCTGATGCTGATCCCGGAGCAGGAAAAATAGCATTTAATAATGGAACAGTATCAAGTGTATCTATATTGTATGTAGATGATGCAGATGATGCTTCAGCAGATATATCTGGTTTTGTACAATCGTGGGATGATGTTTCAAATTCTACTGCAAGAGGATATGTTACTGTTACTAAAGAAGGTACTCCATCAACTTATGCTACTTTTAAGGTAAGTGGTGCTGTTACAGATGCAAGTGGTTATACTAAAGTTCCTGTAACTCATGTTGTGTCAAATGGTACATTTTCAAATACAGATGGAGTAGGAGTTCAGTTTGTACATTCTGGTGCAGATGGTTCAGATGGAGATATGACTTCATTTACATTAGCAGGTTCAGCAGGTGCAAATCAAACAATAACTAATGGCAATACAGTAACGATTGCAGCAGGTAATGGTATAACAACTACAGGTGGATCAACTGATACAGTAACAGTTGCAGTAGCTTCTACTGTAGTAGAAACAGATGAACAAAATACTTTTACTAAAGCACAATTACCTTCAACTTATACAGCGGCTTTGTCGGCAACATCTGGTGTTTTAGATTATGACACTTATCAAAATTTTATTATTACTTTAGCTAGTGGTTCAAATACATTAGCTGCACCTACTACCGAAGCATCTCAAGTAGGGCAAACAGGAGTTATTATATTTATTCAACCAAGTTCTTCTAGTGCTGGAACAGTAAGTTTGCATGGAGATTATGAAACACCAGCAGCAGGAGGATTAACTTTAAGTTCAACTAATAATGCATATGATGTCGTGCCTTATATTGTTAAAGCTGATAATTCTATATTGTTAGGTAGTCCTCAACTTGCATTTGGATAAAATATGTTTAGTAGCGAATTATGGCAACAATCTGGAGTAAGCACATACTCTATAGACCAATCAATTAGGTTTAATGATGATGATTCAGCTTATATGCATAGAACACCAAGTGGTGCTGGAAATCAAAGAACTGCTACTTGGTCTTGTTGGATAAAAAGGGGAAATTTAACAACAGATTCTATGATGTTTGCTTGGTTATCTGATTCTAATAATTTAATGCACTTTTATATAAGAGAGTTATCTTCATTTAATTGTCGTTTAGATTTTAATATAAGAGTTGGTTCTTCAACAACTAGAACTATGAATACAAATGCTGTATTCCGAGATCCATCAGCTTGGTATAATTTTGTTATGGTAATAGATACAACACAAGCAGTATCTACTGAAAGATTTAGATTTTATGTAAATGGTCAAAGAATAACAAGTTTTTCTTCCGAAACTTTATCAGCAAACATTTCACAAAATACTGATTTAATTATGAATACTACAAATAAAATGACGATTGGTGCATATTGGAATGGTTCGTCAGTATCAACTTTTATGGATGCTTATATGGCTGATATAGTATGGATAGATGGCACAGCTTATGGTCCAGAAAACTTTGGAGAATTCAAAGAAGATGTTGGAATTTGGATTCCCAAAGATGTAAGTGAACTAACATTTGGTACTAATGGTTTTTATATTGATGGTAGAGATAGTTCAGATTTAGGAGATGATGAGTCAGGGCAAGGTAATGACTACACTACATCTGGTCTTGCCTCACATGACCAAATGACCGATACACCAACAAATAATTTTCCAGTAATGAATCCATTAAGTAATTATTATGCTAGTAGTACATTTGCAGAAGGAAATTTAAAAGTTACACATGGAGGAAGTAGTATATATACATTTAATGAATCTACAATGGCTATGACATCTGGAAAGTGGTATGCAGAAGTTGATGTAGATGCAATGGATTCTACTCTTATAGGAGTAGCTGGTCAATCAAGTGGAGCTGCATCTCATATATTAGGAACTAAAACTGACCAAGTTGGTTATTATGGGCCAGATGGAAATTATTATAAAAATAATTCTGCTACATCTTATGGTAATAGTTATGCAACTGGTGATATAATTGGAATTGCATTAGATTTAGATAATAATAAACTATATTTTAGTAAGAATGGAACTTGGCAAAACAGTGGTGTTCCAACAAGTGGTGCAACTGGTACTGGTGCTATATCTATTCCTGCCGCATCTGCTACCTATAATTTTTCATATACATTTGCTTTTGGGGATTTTTCAAATAGTAGTGCTACATCTATAGCAAATTTTGGACAAGATGGAACTTTTGCTGGTAATGTAACTGCTGGTGGGAATAGTGATGGTAATGGAATTGGTAATTTTAAATATAGTGTACCAAGTGGATATTTGGCTTTGTGTACAAAGAATTTAGGGAGTTAATATGGCAGCACCAACAATAATAAGAGGCGAAGAACATTTCTTTACAACTTTATATGAAGGCAATGGTGGTGGGCAGAGGGTTGGTAAGTTCGTACCTTTCACAGATAATGGCACGATTGCTAATAGTTGTATATTTGATGAAGCAAGTTCTGCATATTTAAGTAAAACTTTTTCTGGTGATGGAGATAAACAAAAGTTTACTTTTTCTATGTGGATAAAAAGGGGTAATATAGGAAGTAGGATGGATTTTGTTTCTTTTAAACAAGATGTTCCTTTAATTTTTAATGCTGATAATACTTTATATGTTTATCTATTTGGAGCTAATGCTTTAACTACAAATAGAACATTTGAAGATACATCTAAATGGTATAATATAGTTTTAAGTGTTGATTCTACAAATAGTACAGCAGATGACAGAGTAAGACTTTATGTAGATGGTGACCAAATAACTAGTTTTAGCACAAGAAATAACCCATCTCTTAACGCATCAGCAAATATATATACTTCTACTAGAGAATTTATGTTTGGAAATATTGTTGGTGGTTCTTATTATACAGATGCTTATTTTGCAGAAGTAAATTATATAGACGGCACAGCATTAACACCATCAACCTTTGGCTTGACCGACACCTCAACTGGTAGATGGATTCCAAAAACATTAACTGGTATTACATACGGAACTAATGGATTTAGATTAAAATTTCAAGATAGTTCAGCACTTGGAGATGATACGAGTGGAAATGGGAATGATCTAACTGCTACAAATTTAGCTAGTACAGATCAAACTACCAGTAGTCCTACTCAAAATTATAACACATTTGGTTCTTTTGCTTCTGGTACATCTGCAACTGAAGGTAATTTAACAATAAGCACAGGAACAACTAATGGAGATACACAATGTGTAGGACAAGCTGGATTTGGTGTAGCAACTGGTAAATGGTATTGGGAAGCAAAAATTACAACAGTAGGTGCTGGATTATATGGTTGGAAAGATGATGCAAATGCTGGTGGTTCACAAGCAGTAAATACATCTAGTAATGGAACACATAGTACTAATAATAGTGCTGGTATGTTGTCAACTGCTGCATCTGGTTCTTTTTCTTCTGGTTCGTGGTTTATAGATGGAGGTTATGGAGATGAAGTAAATTATACAACAGTTTCAACAAATGATGTTTTAATGTTTGCAATAGATTTAGATACTGGTAAAGGATATTGTGGTAAGAATGGTACTTGGTTTAATAGTGCTAATCCAGCAAATGGTACAGGAGAAATTGGTGGATGTCATTTTGCTAATGGTATAAATAAATTCTATCCAATGGCAAGAAGATTAGATTCAAATAGTGTTGCAGAGTATAATTTTGGACAAAGAAGTTTTGCACATACTCCACCAACGGGATTTTCTGCTCTACAACAAGACAACTTACCAGAAACAGCAAAAGGAGTAAGTGGATTTGTGTGGGTTAAGAACCGAGATAGTGCAAGTTTTAATCATGTTTTATATGATTCAAGTAGAGGTGTTCACAACTATCTTAATTCTAATACCACTGGCGCAGAAGGCACAGATTCAGATGGTCTTACAAAATTTTTAAAAGGTGGCTTTGCAACAGAAGATGCTGGATATACAAACACAAGCGGTAATTCTTTTGTAGGCTGGAACTGGGTAGCAAACGGAGGAACTACTGCAAGTAGCACAAACTCAACAGTACAAGTTAATTCAACATCAAAATTTTCTATAGTGCAATATAATGGAACAGGGTCTGACCAAACAATAGGACATGGGTTAGGTGTAACACCAGATACCATTTGGGTAAAATGTATTACTGAAAATTCAGCAACTGGAAGTGGAGTATCTTGGAGAATTTGGCAAAAAGATGTAATAAGTTTATCTAGTGATGCCAATAGTTATTTAAGATTTGATTCTGATGATTCGCATACTGCTGGTGGAGATTCTTGGGGAGATACCGCACCTACATCAAGTGTGTTTACAGTTGGTGCAGATGTACATACAAATGCTTCAGTTAGTGGTGGAACAGCACAATACATAGCTTATTGTTTTGCTAATGTTGATGGTTATTTTAAAACTGGTAAATATGTTGGTAATTCTAGTAGTGACGGAAGTTTTATCTATTTAGGTTTTAAACCAGCTTTTTTGATGGTGAAAGCTTACAATTTAGGTTCTGATTTTCAAATATGGGACAATGCTCGTAGTCCAATTAATCCAATAACTAATAAAGCACTTTTTCCAGATTTAACAAATGCAGAGGGTGGAACACATACTTTGGATTTACTTTCCAATGGTTTTAAATTAAGAAGCACAGAAAATTGGGTAAACAGTAGTAGTTATACTTATGTGTATTGGGCATTTGCTGAACATCCATTTGTAGGTGATGGAACAAATCCAGTTACTGCTAGATAATTTATTATGAATATGGTATAAGGAGATATTATGTGGGCATTAGTAAAAGCAAGTCAAGTTATAGAAATAATAGGAAGTCCTAAATCAATTACTGTAGGAGAAATTAGGCATTCTAAAGATATATTTACGCATTGGAGTTTTAGTGATCTTAAAGCTATTGGAGTATATGAGTTAATATCTGGATCAACACCAGATGATAAGTTTGAAACTGCAACAACTACATCTTATAAAGTAGATAATTCTAAAGGTACAGTTACAGAAACTATTAATAAAAAAAATAAAGCAATAACCGATACTTTATATACTTCTCAAAACAAAACTGATGGTGTTATTCCAGATGGTAAAGATGTAGGAGATGTAGCAAGTAAAGGTTTAAAAACTATATATACAGAACAAATACAAAAACAAGCATCTAGTTTATTAGCACCGACAGATTGGATGGTTACTAGAAAAGTTGAAGATAGTAGTAAAACAATACCAAGTGCAGTATCTACATATAGAGCATCTGTTAGAACAGAAGCTGATAAAATAGTAAAAGCTATAGATGATTGTGATACTCTTGATAAGTTAAAAGCATTGTTTGTTACAGAATATAATAGTGATGGATCGGTTAAAACATTGGCTACAATGCAAACATTACCTAGTGATAAAGATATAGAGGAATATAAAAGATGATGCTAACAAAAGACCATATTATTTTATCTAAATATTTTATGATAAAAATTCCTGCCAAAACAAAAAGGGTTAATGATTTATCAGAAAACAGATGGGGATATAAAAAAATTGTCAAATAAAACTATACAAAATGTTGCATCAGAATTAGAAGCACACGAAAGAGAATGTGCTGTATATAGAGATATGACAAAAATGTCTTTAGATAAATTAGAAAGTAGAATAAAAAGATTAGAATTATTAATAATGGCATCAACTGCTTCTATATTAGGATTAATGTTTGCTATATTAACAAAAGCATTATGAAAGTAATATATGTTATTAGATCCATTAACAGCATTTGCCGCAACTAAATCGGCAATAGGATTAATTCAACAAGGTATAAAAGTAGGTAAAGACTTAACTGAACTTGCTAGTCCAATAATGAAATGGGCAGACGCAGAAGCTCATATAGATACTCATTCTAGTAATAAAGGGAAAAGTATACTTGGTAAATTTAGTAGTATTGAAAAAAATGCTATTGCCGCACATTTACGCAAAATGGAAATAGAAAAAATGCGTAATGAATTAAGAGAAATATTTTTATTATATGCACCAGATGGATTGGTTCAATGGGAAGCGTTACAAAAAGAAATAGCAAGACAAAGAAAAGCACATAAAGATGCATTAAAAAAACAGCAAGAAGAAAAACAAAAAAGATTAAATATTTTAATGTGGATTGGTGCTAGTATAATTGTTATAGGATTTGCTGTAATAGAATTTTATATATTATTATACTAATTTTTTAATCCATTTACCTTTATTGTTAAGAATCATAGGCAATAATCTAGGCACACCATCTATAATAATTCCACAACCAATTATAAATCTAGTTCTAAAGTTTTTAGCGTATGCAAATGCCATACTTTTTTGGTTAATTAAACATCCTACATTCATAGCAAAAAATAAATTGTCTGGATTTGCCCACCATTGTATTAAAAATTTAGTATGGTAATGCCCTTGTACTGCTGACATTCCCATTGTTTGTGATACTTTTAAAACATCTGTTGCCCTTCCGTGTGTAAAAAAACATTTTTGTTTGTTGGACATTTCTAATGTTAAATCGTCTACCCATTTCCATTTTTTTGTACCAAGAAAATCACCATAATTTTTAAGAAATTCTTTACTCATTCCATATCGCAATGCTCGTCTATATACTAAACTAGAATGATTACTTTCTACTTCTACCATATTAGGAAATATAGATTCTAATTCTTTTACATATTGTTTAGATAATTTTAATTCATCACCTGCTGATGGTAAATCTGGATTATGTGAATGCATACTTATTGCGTGAAAATCTAAAAGATCACCTATGTTTACAATAAAATCAGGTTTGTATTCTTTTTTTATTTCTTTTAAAAATTCAAAACTATCCTTATGATGATAAGGAATATGTAGGTCGCTTATAACTAATATTCTTTTGTACATAAAAAGTTATCCACAGGTTAAAAGTACCATATTCTGTGGATTATGCAAGACTACGCATTATTTCGGCTAGAGAATCTGCTCTGTTTTTAGTTTGTTTTGCCCATTTTGAATCTAACATTTCATCTGCAGCTTTATTATAATCTTGTCCAGATAATGCTTCCCACATTTTCTTAAATTTTTTTACACCTGTTTTACCTAATTGAAATACCATTTCTAATATAATTTCATTTGCTTCTTTTTCTAAAACTAAATTGCCTATTAATTCTTCTGTTTGTTTAGTCGCTTCCATAAAATCTATTTCAAATACATCATTTAAATAAACATTATCGTAACATTTACCATCTTCCCATTTTTCATCATCTGTACATAAATGTCCGTAACCTACTGTTCGTTTACCTAATGTATCTTTATACACATAATTAACAAAACCTTCGTGAGTTTTAATCCGTTCTTTTACTTCGTCTAAATTGTAAAACATTATTTTCTAAATTGTGCTATGCTTTTTAACCCAAAAGATCCACCGATAGACGCAAGGATTCCCCAGCTAATCCATTCTGGACAATCGTTTTTAAGAAATATAAATCCTTGTTTCATAAATGGTTGTAATGCAGGTATAAAGGATGCTAAAATTATAGCTATAAAGGTAAGTGTCCACGCTTCGTCTTTCCACGAATTATCAGATGCGGACATTGCTTTTTCTTCCCAAGTGCCATCTGATTCTATTTGTTTTTTTGTAGCTTGTAATTTAGTAAGTTCTACTTGTGTTTTAAGTTTAGCTTTTTCCTGTTTTCCTTGAATCCAAGTAGATGCTAATTTAGCAACAGGTCCTATTATTGCTTGAAACATAAAAAACCTTCGTTTCGTAACTTACTTACCAGACACTCCATAATATTAAGAGTAATAAAACCATTTCTATTAAATGAAAAAACATAATTTTTTCACTATTATAAATAGTCCAATTCTCTAAAATCTCTTTAATTTTATCCCACATAATTGATATGTTAGACTAGATCGTGGGTTTATCAAGTGTATTTTAGTTAAGTATCTACACCCATATAATGACTACAAAACTGATTAACTTTGCAGTAATTTTTACATCTAACATCTTCTCCTGCTCTATACACAATAGCACAACCTTTATTTTCTGTCATATTTTTATCTTTTAAATATTGTAATGCATCTTCTCTGGTAGGTAATAATCGTAATGCAGTTTTTCTACCATCTTTAATAACTGCATATTGATCTTCTTTTCTCCAACGCTCCTCTGCGGTGCATAATGGAAGTTTATCTGCAGTTTCAGAATCTTGATGTAATTTAATTCGCTCTCTAATAAAATCCTCTTGCTCTTGATCTGTCCACTTTCTAATGGGAATAGTCATAGCTTGTTTCTTTGGGTATCTATCATCTTTTTCTACTCTGTTAATAGACCAATCTCTTAACACCGCAACAATAGACAAATCTTTTACTTGTATATTTTTGCTACCAACAGTTAATTCATTTTGGTTTTTTCTACATAAAAAATCTAATACATTTAATTGTTGCTCCCATTCTGGTTTGCCACTTTCTGACGAACTAATAGCGGAATATGCAGAGGTGGTTTTAAAATCAATAAGACTACCCTCGCCTGTAAGCAAATCAAATGTGCCAGAAATTTTCCACCCATTTGTAATATCATCATCTTGATAAAATAAAGTTTTTTCTGCTATATCTGTTTTTCGTGCAGATCGTTCAATAATATGATGTACTGATTGTCCAAGTAATGACCATATTCTATCTGACACATCTTCTTCTAATAAATCCCAATTCCGTTTTTCCAAGATTCTTATTCTAGGTGGTGCGATTATTCGTGTTGCAGATATATCTGACTTTGAGGCATCATAAGGATCGTTTTCTACTGCTCTGACTAAACAGGCAGGTAAGTTTGAATGATTAGTTATTTTCACGATACAACTCCATTAGTGGTTTATTTACTTCAAATTCTGTATAACTATCGCATTTAACTGCAATAAGTTTTGTTGGCTTATCTTTATATTTTTCGTATAATTTTTCTACTGCAGATTCACAAGAGTATGGTGTAAGTTTATAATGTTCGTGCAGCTTGTCATTATACTCTACCCAAATGGTCAAGATTATGTATTCTAACATTACCTACCCCATACCTTATAATATTTTCTATAATCCTCTGGCACAAAAATATCTCTGCCGTGATGATCTTTTACTATTGTGCCAAAATGATCCACAATATATCCGTCTTTATTTATGTATTCAATCATTCCGTCTTTAAAATGGTACATTACCACTACTTTCTTCTTCTTTAGTTAATTCACTTGAACTTAAAATAATGTTTCTAATACCCTCTCTAATTTGATTAAATACTTCCTTATTACCTTTTTGATAATCTTCTATGCTAAATAATTTAGACTTATGGTACTGTTGATTTATGTCATCTTTAAGTGGCATAATGCTTACAATATGTTGTTTACCATTATCTTTTTCCATTATCTGTATTTGACAAGTTTGACCTAACATATCGCCTAAATTAAATTGCTTTTTCTCTTGAGCAGAAAATGGTTTACCTCTCCACGAAGTTAAATCTTTTGATAGATTTGATTTTTCGTAAAATGATACATTATAAAATTTGCTTATAGTTAATGGTTCGTTATCATTATTAGTATGTTCTGGAACTTCCCATTCAAACAATACTTGTCGTTTCCAAGATGTTTCTCCTTGCCAATTATTTTCCTGTGTACCTAAATCTAATACACTAATACATCTAGCTTTTTGAACACCAAGTGGGATCGTTGGATATTTTGGTTTACTATCTTCTGACATTACTAAACTCATAATTTTCTCCTTATATTTAAGTTTTACTTTGGTTAAGTATAACTTTATTAATTATATAGTCAACTAAATATTGACATATGTTAATTTTTTTTATAAATTTACAATATGAGTAATAAATACGATTTAGCAATACAACGAAAAAAAGAAATTGTAGCCAAGTATGGTGGTAAAAACTTATCTGAAAAGTTAAATATATCTCACCCTGCAGTTTCTAAATGGGAAGTCATACCACAATTAAGGGCGTACCAGATTGCAAGTTTTGGTGATTACAAATTAGAATATATTAGACCAGATTTAAGTTTTTAAAATGAAAACTTTATTTGTTGTTGTTGCCTTGTTAACATATCCAAAAGAACAAGCTGTAGTTTTTCACAACTTATATGATAATTGTAAAGTCGCAATACACGAATTAAAACAAAAATATGAATTTGAATGGTATGTGTGTATAACTGAACCACATTGGAGAAAATGGCATAAAGATAAGACTGCTGGAGAGTGGTTAAAGTGGTTTAAGGATTGATACTACCCAAAAGGTCTAAAACCTCCTCTAGGAGCTTTATTTGGCTACCAAAACGATCTTCAAATTTTTTAGGAGAATAATGATAGCTTTCGTTTGAATTTCTATGATGATTAGGGCATAAAGGTAAAACTAGCATATGACTAGACCTTTTTCCCATACCTGTTTTATTTCTTATGTGATGAATTTCTGCAGGTGAATCATAAATTCCTAATTTACGACAAGCGATACAACCTAGACTAACAACTTTGTTCATATGTCGTTGTTCTTTTAGTGTTGGTTTTTTACGCACCATATTTTTTTCGTTCACTCATTACTGCAAATTGATTTACTTTCCAATAATCAAATTTCATCTCAATAATTTTTCGCTCCCACCAAAGTCTTGATTCTTCTTCTACTGCTTGAGATAATTCTTTACACAATTTTTGATATTCTTCTGTTGCTCGTGATTCAAGATCCGCTTTTGCAACACTCATTTTTTCATTGCCTGACATTTTTATTTTCATCATTTTGGCTAATTCTATTTTTCTATTGTTTTCGTGAAAATTTAGAGTCGCTTTAGCTTTTGCATAAGACTCTCCAATTTTTCTTATTTCTTCCATTCGTCTTTCTAATTCTTGTTCACTCATTTTTATTCTCCAAACATTTATTACACATTACAGAATTATCTTTTAATCCCCACATTTCACCTTGAAAAAATTGTGTTTCATCATTGTAATTATGCTCATAACTACAATAATCACATTTTATTTTATATATTTCTTGTTCACTCATAATCTCACCCCCCTTTTTTTCTCCATATATTTTATGACATTCTTTTTAAATTCATTGGTTCTATGTTCCTCTTGAATATATTTTCTAACACTCCAAGCTAAAGAATCTATTTGTTCCCATATAAAATTTGGATCACAATATTCAAAAAATTCCCAAGCATTATCTGTTAAAAACTTATTAAGTTTTTCTTCTTCCCATTCTTCAAAATCTGATGGCAAATGTTTCCCTAAAAAATGACCACTTGCCCATATATAATCTTGTGTAGTAGGTTCACTCATTAATTACTCTCCTACTTTTTCTATATCAGAAACAAATACTTGTGGGTCAGTTATTGAGTTAATTTGACCACAAATTGCCATTTCTTTAACATCTTCTTCACAATCTGCTTTAACATAAGTTGTTTCAGTAGTTGTAACTATACATCTGTATAAATTTTTATATTTTTTCATAATCTAACTCCTTTTGATTTAGCTTTTTTAATTTGTAAATGCTTAATAAAATTATGCACTTCGTTAGTAGGTGGTATGGGCAAGACCATTTTAGAATGGGGAAAGTGATGGAATTTTTCTCTAAAAGTATGACTTGCCCACCCCTCTTTATACCCTTTTTGTTTTGCAATAAACAATAGTTGGGCATAAAACCTTTTTTTATCTTCTGCTTTTGTTTCTTTCATTTTTGGTAATTCTATTAATCTACCTTGTTTAATTAACATAATCTGTTCTTTTTTAGTTGGTATGTGAGAACAGTTTGGACATTCTGGTTCTTCTTTTGTAGGTTTGTAAACAAAATCACATTTAACACAAGTATAAGGTTGTTTTTCAATAGGCACAGGTTCTTTCTTTTTTCTTTCTTTTTCTTCTCTGCGTTTTAATTCCCATTTAGGTACATCTTCTGGGAATCCGTGTTCATATATGCAACCACTATGATCTATTATTAATGTGTCGTTTTTATCTGGGTGTGGTCTTAATGATCTACCTACCATTTGCAAATACATTCCATAAGATTTTGTAGGGCGACAAATCACTACACAAGAAACTTTTGGACAATCCCACCCCTCCGTCAGTATCATACAATTTGATAACACTTTAATTTTATCTTCCTGTAAATCTTTTAACACTTGCTCTCTATCTTCATCATTCATTTCACTATCAATATGTCCTGCTGGCACACCATTTTGATTAAATATGTTGGCTATATATTTACTATGGGCAATACTACTAGCAAAAACAACTGTTGGCCTGTTCTCTGCAAACTTGATCCAATGAGTTACAGTATCGCCAACTAATTTTGTTTTATTCATTCTTTTATCTAATTCTCTTTTGTCATAGTCGCCCATTGAAATTTTTAATCCCTGTAAATCTGGAATACTAGGTGCAAAAACTCTGTTCTTAACAAGATACCCTTGTGCAGTTAAATCTCTTATATTACTACTCTCTACTAACTCATCATAAATATTGCCAAGTGGTTTTCCGTCATTTCTAATTGGTGTTGCGGTTAATCCCACGACATAAGCATCTGGATATTCTTCTAATAATTTTTTAAATGTATCACTCGTTGATCTGTGTGCCTCATCTAAAATAATCAAATCTGCATCTGGTTTAATAAAATCGTCATTATCTTTTCTGGCAGTATAAGTTTGAATACTTGCTACTTGTGTGTCGTGTAAATAACTTCCTGTAATACCTGCCATTATCACTCCTGCATCAATTCCAAATTGATGTAATTTATTGGAACATTGCATCACAAGTTCACGCCTGTGAGCTACAAACAAACAACATTTATTTTTCTCTCTCGCTTTTTCTATCATTCTACTTGCAATAACAGTTTTACCACTCCCTGTTGGAGCGACTAATAAAACTTTCTTATTTCCTTGTTGAAATTTTTGTTTTATTTGCTCTATGGCAAACTCTTGATATTCACGCAGTTGCATATCTTCTCCACATATCGTCTAATTGCCATAATACTTCCTGTTCTGAATCTGGTGGATTACACATACTATTAAACTTTAATACTTCTGCTTTTGCATACTGATATTCCTCTCCACGCTTAATTATTGAAATTACCATTTTGACTAATCTAGCGTGTCTATCACCTTGTGTTGCTCCTGTCATACCACCTGTATATTTATGTGTATAATTTGGATTATGTACAAACACTCTTTTTTTTGGTCTTTCTAAACCAAAACCATCTCTAATTTCTTCTTTTGTGTATTCTGACATTATGTTTTGTTGAATAACTTTTACAGGATATGGTTCTTTTTTATTATGCCAAAAACCTGCACATCTCATTATTCTAGGTAAATCTTTTACAACAGGATCACTTCCAAACTTACTTGCTAATGCCTGTTGGTAAAGAGTAAAACTTTCTAATGGCATATCTTTTACTAGCCAATAGGTATGATATTTATTAGGACTTGTATTTACTATAAAATGTGGCTCTACATCAAACTTTTCTGGCATTGGTGTTCCGTCAAAATCACAAAATACTGCTCTTATCTTTTTAATGTTTTTAGTTGTTCTGCCCTGCAAATCAGTTTCATTGACAGTAAAATAAACTCCTGCACCCTTTTGATTTAATTCTGACAGTTCATCTATATGCTCGTCAATATGTCCGTGCAATTGTTTTATAAGTCTTTTATTCTTACCCTTATCACAAAAACATTGAAAACTATTTGTTAAACCAAATGGATATAAAAAATCGTAATACATCATCTCTTATGTTCCCACCAATACACAAACAAACCTAAAATCATATAAACTAAAACTATTTCCATTATTTACCCCACCTAATTTTAGCACCAAGTTTCCCTGCCTTTTGTTTTTTAACTCTGTTTATAGCTTGTTCTTTTCTTTCCTGTTCTGCTTGAACACATATAAAATAAGTTTTTCCGTTTCGCTCTTTCTTTACTAAAAATTTTTTCTCTACTAACTTTGCAAATATTCTGCGAATTTTATCAATAGTACAATTACACATTCTACTTAATACTTCTTCGTCATACTCTATTTCAAAACTCACCCAACAACGACAATATAGCAAGATATATGCTCCTTGTTCTTCTAAACTTAATTTTACTCTGTCATTACTCGCTAACCAATCGTTAGCATAAAACCTAAAAATAGGTGATTGTTCTTCCCTAGTTGTTCTTCTCATTTACATTATCCTTGTTGTTCTATCTTGGTAGTATAAGTGTAAGTATAGGCATTGGTATTGGTATAGGTATATGTATAGCTATATTTTGCCATTAGCAAAACGATAGCACAACTATGGCATTGCCATAACATATTTTTACACCATTTAATCATCTTTTGGCTCTGTATCACAAGGTAAAGCGTCTATATGTTCATCTGCGGAAACATAATAATCAAAATCCGCTTTTCTATCAAACCAGATAGAACGATCATATCCGCCATAATTAAAATTTCTTTTTAACTTAATAACTTTAGATTTTTTTTGGTTGTTCATTTATCACCTCCTGCATAGTTATTTCGTGGCAACGGCTACACACGACCCCGTACTTATGATTAATTGCGTACATTTCAGTATATCTAAAATAGTGATAACAACGATCACATTTTAAACTTGCTTTTTTATTGGTTAATTTCATTACATTTTCTCACAAATTGTTTCCTGCATTTCGTATTCTTTCTGAAATTCGTTTCTACTGTTTCCTAAATCTAATTGAATTAATGCCAAATTGTGCAAACTATCTTTATTTTCTTCTATTCCTAAATCTTCTAATTTTTTTATTAATCTGTCTAAATCTTTTATTAAATCATTATAATGATTAATAACTTGTTCCATTTTTAATCTTCGCATATTTGCTAAATGAATGTTAATATCTTCTTTACTCATCATAAATCAACCTTATCTAATCTCTTATCTAATTCTTCTCTTAAATCGTCATCAAGAGCATCAAAATAATCCATAAAAATATTATATGCTTTTTTATAACGCTTGTTTTCGTTTTCAAGCTGCTTAATTCTTAATTTATCATCTATTACCATATTAACCTATCTTAATTTATAAAAAATAGTAATGCAAGTTTTTTTTTATTATACAAAAAAAATCCCCTAAAGTCGTTAAACAATAGGGGATTCACTAGGAAAGAAATAATAATTAAAGTTATCATTATTCAGTTAACTTTGCAAGGTTCAAAACCTTCGTTTCGTAATTATTTTTTTTTTGGGTATCTGTTTTTCTGGGATCTCCCATTTTTTGATCAACAGTATTCCAAGAAAAATTAGGCTGAACATCATAAATAAATCTACTAGGACTCCTATAAATTTTAATAGGTTTTCTTACTTCTTTTTCAATATTATCAATAATTTCATAGATAAACTCTGGATAGTCAGAGCTTAATCTACCCCTTAACTCATCAATTAATTTAATTATTTTAATCATTTTTATTCATCTCCATTTAAAATAACTTCACCACAATTTGGATAGCCACTTGAACCCGTTGGCCATTCTTCAATATTTTTTAGCCAATAATTTGTAGTGTCATCATTTCCAAATTTTGGTGTTTCTAACCTTATAGGTAAAGATTTATCTTCAATGAATTGTAATTTTTTTATTAGTTCTTCAACAGTCATATTTTTCCTTTTTAGGTAAGGGTTAATATTCATCAAACTATTTAAATCGCTCTGTATGGCTCTTAAAATCGCTTAATTATCACTAGACAAGGCGAAAAATCGCCTTGTTTCTGTTTTAAACTTCATCAGTAGTGATTGCAGTTCTAAAAAGATCTTCCCTAAAATTAGGATTATCTTCCTTAAAAACAAAACACAAATTATCTATTAAAATATTATGACAAGTTTGTGAATCGTGTTTTTCTGCCAATGCTTTTTGTTGTCTAACTAAATTGGCGAAAAGTCTAAAATGTTTTCTTGATAAACTCATTTCCAAGTTCTCCATATTATTGATATTGATTTATATAAAAAAGTAGTACAGGCAATTAAATAGATCATGAATATAAAAACCAATGCTCTGTCAGATAGATAATGGCTAAAATATTCCAATAAAAAAAATAGACCAAAAGAGATCACTCCGGTTAATCCAATTATTAAAGAATTGTTAAAAAATTTTTTCATTATTCTATCATTCCCTTTATTGCTAGTTTAATAGAAAGTTTGTTATAAATTGCACCATCTGGCGTTTTACAACCTTTTAAATTTAAATAAATTAAATTAGTTGTTTTGGTTAAGCCATATTTATCTAAATAAATAAATATTTGTTTATAAATGTCATAATCATTATTGAGCCACAAAGAAACATTCCAAGCGTTCCAACTTCTATGACCATTGTAAGATTTTTGCATATTTACTCCTAGTGTTAAATTAATATTGCAAATGACAAGGGAAATTAATCCCTTGTTTCTGTATTAAACTTCTTCAGATTTGCTTTTTATACTCTGGGAAAATTAGACGGTCAGATAACTTTTGATAAATTCTCTTTAAAACAATTTGTAAATGACAATACAAATGTTTATCCTGTCCGTCTATTTCGTGTAACATATCATAAGCAATCCAAAATAAATTATTATTTAATTCAAATTGTTCTCTTAAACCATTTCCACCATGTATTGTTGCAGATCCACCACGATCCTTATAAATGGCTACGGCATCTTTATAATATGAAGTTTTAATTTTATTATATTCAAGGACTTCATTGACTTTATAAATAAAATCCAAAAAACAACCGTGAAAGTCATTCATTTGTCTTACTAAATGTTGATCTAATTTGAGCATATTTTTCTCCTAGTAATTAATATTAACTATGATTTTAATGTTTACTTTGGTTAAGTCAATAGCTTTTTTATTATTAAGGTGTTAACATAAGAAATGGCTAATAAAACCCAAGAAAAGCAACAACCTTGCAAGGATGCTTTTATTAAGTATTTTTCAGAAACAGGGAACGCAAAACAAGCTGCGATCCGTTCTGGATATTCAGAAAAGACTGCAGAACAACAAGGCGCATATTTAAAGAAAAGATATGCCAACGAGATATTTGAGAAACAACAGAGTATGTTAAACAGCTTAACTCCATTGGCTATTAAAACTCTGAATGATATTCTTTCAGATCCTAAATGTAATGCCTCAACAAAAATGAACGCCGTAAATTCGCTTTTAGATAGGACTGGTCATCAAACTGTCCAATTACATAAAGATGTAACTAATGAGAAGTCAACAGAGGAACTACAGAAAGAACTGCAATACTTATTGGGTACAATAACAGAACCAGATAAACTGAATTAGACCCTTTTACTTTAGATCTCCTTTTTATTAGTGCAACAACTCCCTTATATATACTATATGTAGATCCTGCCATTTTAGATCCTTTTTTCCACACACACTCTCTCTCAAATCAAAAGAACAGATATAATATATAGGTAGTTTTGCCCTGAGAATGGCTCTGACAAAGGATTTTAGATGATGCCGACCCCCCAAATCGGCATTCTGCCGCTAATATAATC